CTATTGCGGGGCAATTTTTCAACCGTGTCAGGACTATACTTGAGGGTGAAAATGTTGCGTATGATCCTAAGGTTGTTGCAGAACTGATTCAGAATCACTTCCCTGACTGGCGTCGTGTACTGAATCAACTTCAGAAGTATGGTAATACTGGTAACATTGATACTGGTATTCTTGCTGAGATTACAGATATTAATCTCAAAGGACTCACTGATGCTTTGAAGAATAAAGAGTTTGGTGTTGTCCGTAAGTGGGTTGTCGCAAATCTGGATAATGATTTCAACATGGTTATCCATCGCATCTACGAAGCAATGTATGATGTTCTTGTTCCTTCCACTATTCCTATGGCAGTCTTGGTAATTGCTAAATATCAGTATCAGGCGGCATTTGCTGCTGATCAGGAGATCAATCTTCTTGCATGTTTGACCGAAATCATGATGGAATGTCAGTTCAAATGAACTTAAATTTCTTAGATGAGTATTGGAACATTGTTGGTTCCGAGCAAGGTACGCAAGCAATTCGGCAGAACAAGCATTTTGAACCTCTCACCAAGTTGCTGTTGGAAACCAATAACTCGGGTATTCCTGAGGATAAAATTCCAGTCAAATATAGACCTTGGAAAAAATGGGACTTGCATTTTCCTTCACTGGTTACTGCTCTTGAATACAAAAGCATTACTTCAAAGAGTATTGAAAAATGTAAGTATCTTCGTGTAGAAGAAGCACTAGGTTCTGCGATTGATTTAAAAAAGCAAAACAGTAATTATCGTTTGGGATTTTTATTGGTATTTGCTTTTCCGTTTGAAAATGATAGAATAATTAATGCCAGAGATTATATGTTAGATGCTTTCAATAACATGGTTGATGATGGTATCTATGATTTTTTCTGTCCATTGCAAACTAGTTCCATTGGTAATCATTGTGAACTTTCTAAGACCAATACCTTTCAAAAATTTTTGAGTGAAATTAAATGAATGTAAAACTGATTCGTATGTCCTCTGGCGAGGACTTGATTACTGAAGTGGTAGATAGCACTGACAGTACTATCACTGTGAAGAACGCTATTGTTGGTGTTCCATCCTCTCAAGGAACTTTGACTTTCGTTGCATGGTCTCCGATGCTGAGTAAGGATGTTAAAGAGATTGAAGTGCAATCTAAGTTTGTAGTTTATGTCTCTGAACCTGATCAGCAGATTATTGATCAGTATGAGCAAATGTATTCGCCAATTGCTACACCCGAAAAGAAAAAACTTATTCTTTGATGCCAGTAAAGACTAATCCTCAGAACGTAAAGGAAGCACATGAAGCACTCTTCTATGCCTCCATGAACCTACCCGCTGCTGCTGCCCATTGTGGCATGACAGTAAAGCAACTGAAATTAACCTTTTGGGAATACCTTAAATATCATGAACCAACGTTTGAATCGTAACATCAAATCTCTAGATAATTTTGGTTATTATTCGGGAAGAGTTCCGAAAAATGATCTAGATAAAATTAAAGAATGGTGTGAAGAAAATAAGCACAATAAACAAAGTAAACTGAAAGACTATAATAAAGATTTAGCTGGATTTGTTCAGAGTGAATATTTGTTGGATGAAGAGTGTAAAGATTTAGTTCTACCATATATTTACGATGGTGCTCGTTCTTTATTTGAGCAACCTTCAATGCAATGGAAGAACAAAAGTTCTTGGGTAAATTATCAAAAGAAGTATGAAGTAAATCCACTTCATAATCATGCAGGGTTGTTGAGTTATGTCATGTGGATTAACATCCCATATAATCTTGAGGATGAACTTAATTCTTCTCATGTCAAAAACTCTACATTAAAAAGAAACGCAACTGCCTTCACATTTGTGTATAGTGATATTCATGGCGCACTTAGGCAACAACCTTTTAGATTGGATAAAAGAAGTGAAGGAAAATTTATTGTTTTTCACTCCCAACTATTTCACATGGTGTATCCATTTTACACATCTGATGGTGATAGAATTTCTATTGCTGGAAACATTGAACCAAAAAATTAATTATGAAAGCACTGAAGACTCCTCTTCGTTATCCTGGTGGTAAGTCTCGCGCCACTAAATATCTTCTTCCAAGATTCCCCGAAGGTATTAAAGAATATCGTGAGACATTTTTGGGTGGTGGTAGCGTTGCTATCGCATTCAGTAAGGAGAATCCAGATATTCCTGTTTGGGTCAACGATCTGTATGAACCACTGTACAACTTCTGGTGTGAACTGCGAGATAATTCTGTAGATCTTTCTCGTCGTCTCCAGGAACTTAAGTCCAGGTATCCTGATCAAGCATCAGCGCGTGGACTATTCATTGAAGCAAAAGAACTCGTTAACGATTATGATCAATCCAATCTATCTCGCGCTTGTGCTTTTTACGTTATTAACAAGTGCTCTTTTTCTGGTCTCACTGAGTCCTCATCCTTTAGCAGGCAGGCATCTGACTCCAACTTCTCGATGTCTGGAATTGAGAAACTAAAAGGTTATAGTTATATCATTCGCAACTGGAAGATTACTAACTGGTCATATGAAGGACTTCTTACTGATGATAAAAGTACTTTTATCTATCATGACCCTCCATATGACATTAAAGATAACCTCTATGGCAAGAAGGGAGATCTTCATAAGCGGTTTGATCATGATCAGTTTGCTGCTGACTGCGACCGCTACGTTGCTCGTCAAATGATTTCCTATAACTCCACTCAGATGGTCAAGGATCGCTTCCAAGACTGGTTGGCATGTACTTATGACCTAACGTATACAATGCGTTCTACAGGCGACTATATGAACGAACAGAAGGATCGTGCTGAATTACTGCTGACTAATTATGAAAATATTTAAGATACCTGAGTTCTTATCAATTGAAGAATGCGATATTCTCTACGATAGGATTCTTGAGACCGAGGAACATGTCAAATCTTTGGGTGATGATCTTCATAATGGAACTGCCGATAATTCTTTAACTGGAAGACATTGGTGTCACAACTATCTTAATGATAAAGTTGTCTCATCAATTATTGTTCCTAAGTTGAGGATTATTGTTGGGAGGAAAAAATTTATTCAATGCTGGGCAAATACTTTTAGGGAAGGTGAAGGAATCGCTAGACATTGCCATCGTAACGCTAATGACCCATTGTCACCTCCAACAAATTGGACTTGTACTAATTTGTTTATTGGTGGTGATCCTGGAGTTGGCACATGGTTTGAGGGAGAGAAGCATGAGAATCATAGGGGAGAACTTATGATGTTTTCTTCTTCCGTTTATCACTGGGTTCCTCCTAACAAAAGTTCTAAGATTAGAATTACCATGGCAATGGATATCCATTCTTCTGTTCTTGGTGGACATAATGACCAACAGTATTATAAATTGAATTGATATGAATGAAGATAACATCCCATATGTTGAACTAGAACTTGACATTGAAGACTGTCGCCAGATTCTGACATCAATAAAGTATCGTTTAGAGAACTGGCACTTTGAAGATGAAGATGAAAAGGCACAACTAGATGCCTTGAATGATTTCTTCTACCGCGTTATCCTTGAGTACAACTTTAAAATTGATGGCGAAGACTGAACTAAAACACTGGTTGAATTCTATCAATCATGAGAAACAAAATATCATGAGTGATGAGAATAAAAATCAGTATCCTCCCTTCATCGTAAACCGCTGCCTCTCTGGGTTTATAGATACAATCATGGTGGCGAATGAAATGAATATCAATCACCATCTGTCTAAAAAACTACAATATGAATTTTTACTAAATATTGTCAGACCAAAACGGAGATTCTCTCCGTGGTTGAAGAAAGAAAAGATTGATGATCTGGACGCGGTGAAATCTTACTATGGATATAGTAACGAGAAAGCTAAGTCTGCTCTTAGTATTCTTTCTGATGCACAACTGAATTCTATTAAACAAAAATTGACTAAAGGCGGTAAACAATGACTACAGCGACTGACATTGAAGTAACCTGGGAACCCCATGATATGGTGGAAGTTACTTTGAGCGAACCTGATGATTTCCTTAAAGTCCGTGAAACGCTGACCAGAATCGGTGTTGCATCTCGCAAGGAAAAAAAACTGTATCAATCCTGCCACATTCTTCATAAGCAGGGACGATACTACATTGTCCACTTCAAAGAACTCTTTGCTCTTGATGGCAAGCGTGCTAACCTGACGTTGAATGATGTTCAGCGTCGTAACCGTATTACTCAACTCCTGGTTGATTGGGAGCTGATTGCTGTGGTTAAACCTGAGGTGATTGTAGATGTATCGCCTCTCAATCAGATTAAGGTTATTGCTTACAAGGAGAAGTCTGAATGGACACTGGAAGCAAAGTATAATATTGGCAAAAAGAAAGTAGTTACTGCCACATCTGAGGCATAAATAGTTTCGTGCTTTTCGTGCGGCACACTCTACAATCGGAACACCCGCGACCCCTTGACAGGGGTCTTTTTTTATGCTAGTTTTTAAATAAAATATATGAGTCATTATTATCTTTACTTAATACAATTTGAGGACGGTAGATTTTATATTGGTTCTCGTAAATCAAAAGTGCCTGCAGAGGAGGATGTAAATTACTGGGGATCTCCTGGTAAAACTACTAAACATCTTTGGGAGATGAGAAAAGAAAAACATATTCTCTTTGAGAGCACTGATATTTCTATTCAAGATTTGCGAGAGAAAGAATATAAAATGATTCAGGAGGGATGGAAAAAATTTGGCAAAGATAAGTGCATCAATAAAAATGCTGGTGGATTAAATAATCTTGATTTAGATGTGAGTAGAGAAACTGGCAAGAAATGTTACGAACAAAAAATAGGAATTTTTAGTTGGAGTCCTGAGAAATGGTCCAGTGAAATGAGAAAAAAATGGCATTCAAATGAAAATGCCAGAGGGTTTATGTCCTGGGATGAAGAAAGGGTAAAGGAGTTTAGAGAAGAACAACGAAAGAAACGATGTAAAACTTATGAGTTCTTTGATCCTGATGGAAATAAAGTTGTAGTTGACGACCTACCTACATTTTGCGAAAAGAATAATCTTTCACGTTCTTCTATGTGGCAAGTTGCCAGTGGAAGACAGGTACATCATCAGGGATGGAGCACAGTTGGTCCAGAAAAAGTAAAAGAATTTAAAGAAGAACCTTGGAAAAATAGAAACAAAAGCAAAGTAAAAAAAACTTATAGATATGATGATAAAGTATTCTATGATCCATCTGGAAAACAAATAGTTATAAATTGTTATTCCACATTTGCAAGAAAATACAATTTAAGTGGTGCTTGTCTGGGTTTAGTTTATAAAGGAGAACTGCTACAACACAAAGGATATAGTGTTTTACATCCAGATGAAGTAGCAAAGAAAAAGGAAGAGTTGAAACTACAGAATGCTAAAAGATGTTCAAAAACTGTTAGATTGAGAAATCCAGAAGGAAAAGTTGTTGAAATTACTAACCTTGTGGCATACTGCAAAGCACATGGATTAAATCCTGGTAACATGCACAATGTTCTCACTGGAAAGACAAAATCTTGTAAGGGTTGGACAAGAGTAGAAGAAACCG